GCAGGAGGAGGCATTGTCTCCTTACTAGGAAAGGACTGAAACAATGGCACTACCACCTAGACCATCCATATCCTTAGTGGATTCTGGCTTAATGCAAGGCGGACCTGATGAGGAGCTTCCTGAGATAGAGGTTGATATTGAGACCATTGAAGATTTCGAAGGTGGGGCAGAGGTTATTGAAGACGGAGAGGGTGGAGCCACAATACAGGCTTTGGTTTCTCAGATGGAAGAACAAGCAGAGGAACTAATTGAACACGAGGCAAACCTCGCTGAGTATCTAGAGGATGGGTATCTTGGGGAGTTGTCGTCTGAACTTCGTGCTTCTTATGAAGAAGACATGGACTCAAGGTCCGAGTGGGAAGACACATATACAAAGGGTCTGGATCAGCTTGGTATTAAGCAAGAGGAAAGAACACAGCCTTTTGCAGGAGCGTCGGGTGTAACACATCCTATGATTGTTGAGTCCGTCACGCAGTTTCAAGCACAGGCGTATAAGGAGCTTATTCCAGCTGGTGGTCCAGTAAAAACGCAGCTTCTTGGTGCACAAGATCCAGCAAGAGAAGATCAGGCTACTCGTGTTAAAGACTTTATGAACTATCAGATTATGGATGTTATGGAAGAGTACGATCCGGATATGGATCAACTGTTGTTTTATCTTCCATTGTCAGGATCTACGTTTAAGAAAGTGTACTTTGATGAGGCAAAGCAAAGGGCTGTTGCTAAGTTTGTACCAGCACAAGACTTGGTTGTTCCGTATATGGCATCAGACTTACAGACAAGTCCTCGTGTTACACATGTTTTACGAATGGATACGAATGAAGTCCGCAAGATGCAGGTTGCAGGATTTTATCGTGATATAGAAATAACAGCCTCAGAGGGCGAAGCAGACGAGGTTCGACAGAAGGTTGACGAGATACAAGGAACCTCGAAGACTTACAGTGATGACACATATACTTTGCTTGAGATGCATATAGATTTAGATCTTGAAGGCTTTGAAGACATGACCCCAGAGGGGGAGCCAACAGGAATACAACTTCCGTATATTGTAACGATTGATGAAGGCTCTGGTAAGATCCTATCTATCCGTAGAAATTTTGATGAGGGTACACCGCTTGCTAAAAAGCGTCAGTACTTCGTTCACTACAAGTTCATGCCTGGGTTAGGGTTTTATGGTTTTGGTTTAATCCACATGATTGGGGGTCTTGGACGAGCGGCAACCAGTATACTGCGTCAGCTGATAGATGCAGGAACACTGGCAAATCTCCCTGCCGGGTTTAAGGCTAGGGGAGTAAGGGTCCGCAATGATGACGAACCTTTGCAACCGGGCGAGTGGAGGGATATAGATGCACCAGGTGGAAATATACGAGATGCTATTATTCCTCTTCCATATAAAGAACCTTCGGGTACGCTGTCTCAACTTCTAGGAGCTCTTATAGAGGGAGGCAGACGCTTCATCTCTCTTGCAGATCAGACGACAGGGGACATGAACTCAGAGGCCCCAGTGGGCACTACAGTGGCTCTGTTGGAACGTGGCATGAAAGTTATGTCCGCTATACATAAAAGATTACACTACGCACAGAAGACAGAGTTTCGTATTCTTGCTCGGATCTTTGCTCAGAACTTACCACAGGAATATCCGTATGATGTGGTTGGGGCTGAGAAGACAATCATGGCTTCGGACTTTGACTCTCGTATAGATGTCATTCCTGTCAGTGATCCAAACATATTCTCTATGGCTCAACGAGTGACGCTGGCTCAAACACAGTTGCAGTTGGCTCAATCAAATCCACAGATACATAACTTGAATGCGGCGTATAAAAGAATGTATCAGGCTTTAGAGGTACAGAATATAGATGAGATACTTCCTCCTCAACCGGAGCCACAGCCTCTTGATCCAGCTATTGAGAACGCTCGAGCTTTGATGGGAGAAACACTACGAACTTTTCCGGAACAGGATCATGATTCACATATTAAGATACATCTGATGTTTATGAAGACCCCATTGGTTTCAACGTCTCCTCAAGTTCTGGGAACCTTCTATGCTCACTTGCAAGAACACATTTCTCAGAAAGCAAGGTTGATGGTTAACATTGAGATACAAGCTATAATAGAAAAAGCCCAACTTGCTGTGCAGGAGGGACGATTAGATCCTCAATCTGCACAGGCGCAGATTATGGAAGTGCAACAAGGTATGCAGGACCCCGCTCAGTTAGAGAAGTTAATCGCAATGCAAGAACTTAAACTGTTAGAAGAAACAATGGCGAACTTAATTCCACAGGGACAAAGCCCAATGGATGATCCGTTAGTACAGATCCGTATGCAGGAGCTAGGGATTAAACAGCAGACAGAGCAACGTAAGTCTGAAACAGATAAGGCGGATCTCATGGTAGAGATGCAGAAGATGCAGCAGCAAGCAGCGGCTAGTGCTGCTAAAATAGAAAGCACAGAGGAGATCGCCGGAAATAGGAACGATGTGAACAGAGAACGGATTGACGTTCAGAGACAAAGTTCATTAGAAAGAAAGTAAGCAGATGGATCCGTTAAGTCTTGCTCTAATTTCATTTACAACTCTTAAGAAGGGCATAGCCTTGGGCAAGGATCTTTCCGCTATGGGAAAAGACCTCAATAAGGTCTTTGATTTTATCGATGGGACAAAGGCAGCTCAGAAGTCTGGCAATAAAAACGATCCCCTATCTGAGTTAACAGCTTATTATAAAGCACAAGACATGGAAAAGGCCATTGAGCAAATGGTTTGGGAGGCCAGGGGAAGCTCTGGGGTCTCCATGTTAAAGAGGTTGAGAGCGCAATCTGCGGAAAGAGATAGAGATTCACGGTACGCATCTATGGCTCGTAAGAATAAAATATTAAATGTTCTTTCAATTTTATTAGGTGTATCTATAACAGTAGGTGGAGGAGCACTTCTTTTGTGGGCAGCGATTGAGTTTAAGCCCTAGCCAGTTGCTTTTTTATACTCTTGTGTTATTGTTGCTTTCTTATGTAGATTCAATAACACCTCCACACCCTCCTTGGATGTTAGTAAAATGAAAAAATTAAGCAAAGACAATCCTCTTAATACCGCTGATTTGGACGGAGATGGAGTTGTGACAAGGTCGGAGCTTGATACTCACGAGCGGTTTATAAAGATTGATAACGCCAACCGTAAAGAAGATCAGTCTCGATTTATGATCTTGTTTAGTTTGTTTTCTGTAACAGCCTTTATAACGTTAATGCTGACTCCTTTAATTTCTGTAGAAAGAATTACTGTTTTACAACCAATCGGATCAACATGGGTAATTGCTAACATGGGTATTATTGCCACCTTTTTAGGGGCCAACGCCTACACAAAAATAAAAGAAAGTTCTTATGAAAAACAAGAAGGGAGTAACTAATGTCAATTAAAAAAATAAAGGGTGTTATAAAAGGTTTGCAAAAAGCGTCTAAGCTTCACGCAGGACAAGCAAAGACACTAAAGACAGTGTTAAAAAAGAAGCCCACAAAAAAATAATAACTTAGAGGAGTCACTCGATAATGAGCCTGATAGCTAGTTTAATAGGGCCAGTAACTGGTATCCTAGATAAGGTTATAGAAGACAAAGATCAAAAGGCAAAGCTGGCACATGAGATTGCAACGATGTCCGATACTCATGCTCAACAGGTATTGCTTGCACAATTAGAAATCAACAAGGCAGAAGCCGCTTCTGGTAGTTTGTTCAAAGGTGGTTGGCGACCTTTTGTGGGCTGGGTATGTGGTATTGCCTTTGCGTATCATTTTGTTTTGCAGCCTTTGTTAATTTTTATCTTGAGTGTGTTTAAAATATCACTACCTGAGTTGCCGGTGTTTGACATGTCTACGCTCCTCACAACTTTAGGAGGATTACTTGGCATTGGTGGATTACGCTCATACGAAAAAACAAAGGGTTTAACCAAATAGAAGAAGAGTCTTGTATTGTTTGTCAAACAATAAGAAAGGTGTGTTGGATATACACTGTTGAACAGAGATGGCGACAAATGAGAGAAGTGTGCCTTACGTGTCAAAAAAGACACAAAGAGAAAAAGGAAGAGTTAAATGAAAGAGAACTTTGATAAGTGTTTGGAAATGCTTCTTCACCATGAGGGTGGTTACGTAAACCACCCTCGGGACCCCGGAGGAGAAACGAATCACGGTGTGACACGTTTAGTTTGGCAACGATGGGTAGGCAAAAAACTAGAAGATGGGGACATGAAAAACCTTACTCAAGAAGACGTAGCTCCTTTGTATAAACATGAGTATTGGAAAAGGCTTAAAGGGGATGACCTTCCTTCTGGCTTAGATTTTTTCTTGTTTGATTGGGGGGTTAATTCAGGAACAAGCCGATCCGCCAAGGCGTTGCAAGGCGTTATTAATGTAGAACAAGACGGGGGGATAGGGCCTAAAACATTGAAAGCATTAGCAGAATATGACTCGAAAGAAGTCTTAGATAAAATGCATTTGAAACGACAAGGGTTCTACGAGGGGCTAAAAACATTTGATACTTTCGGAAAGGGTTGGACCCGAAGAAATCAAGAGTCAAAAGACTTTGCAATAAAAATGATGGATGTGTAAAAATGGATGTTGTTAATTGGGCAAAACATATGTATAAAGTGTTGAATGAACGTGAACAAGATATTGCACGTTCGTTGCTTGCTGGTTCCGCTAAAGATTGGGATCAGTATAAAATGATGGTAGGGGAAGCACGGGGCCTTTCTTTCGCCAAAGAAGAACTCAGAGCCCTGCTGGAGAACAACGCAGATGACATCGAAGACCTTATATCTTCCTGATCACGTCGCGCAGAAAATTAAAGCAGATCGTAGCGAAGAGAGCGCGGTGGCTTCTGTTGGTGGCGCATACGTCG